ATGGAGTCTCTCTCTCCTAAAAGAGAAGAGAAGGGGAAGGAGTTGGTGGGGATTGGCTCTGATGGGGGTGGATCGGGTTCGATTCCGCCTCGATTACGAACACCGTCGTGGGGGGCGCCGTCTTGGGGGGCGTCTGTTGCGGATTGGTCGGCGAGAGTGTTGGGTCGTGAGTTGTGGCCTTGGCAGATCGAAGTATTGGACGGTCTATTGGAACACCACGACGGCAAACTCTGCCACCGTTACGGACTGACATCCTGCGCCCGACAGAACGGTAAAACCGTGATGCTCCAAGCGTTGATCGGATGGTGGCTCACCGAAGGCAAGATCATCCGGGGCGAACCCCAAGCGGTTCTCTCCGTTGCCCACGAACTTCGAGCCGCCGAAGAAATCCACTACTCCCTCGCCCCAATCCTCGAAGAGAAGTTCAACGCCTCCAAAACGTACAACTCATTCGGCCGTAAAGAAGTCAGATGGGACGACGGAACAATCTGGCGAATCTCATCCGCCACACCAGCCGCCGGCCACGGACAATCCAACGATCTAGTCGTCGTCGACGAAATCTGGGACGTAGATTCGGACGTACTCCACAACGGTCTCCTCCCAACACAACGAGCCCGACCTTCCCCACTCGCCGCCTTCTTCTCCACCGCCGGAACCGAAAAAAGCGAAGCCTTCCTCCGATGGCGAGAAAACGGCCTCGACCTCATCGACAAAGGAGAACCCGGCCGGCTCTTCATGGCCGAATGGTCACCCCCTCCGAACGTCGATCTATCAGACCGCCGCTACTGGCTAATGGGCAACCCATCCATCGGATTCGGTCACCTCACCATCGAAGATCTTGAAGATGAAGCCGGCGGTAACTATCAAGCGTTCCTCCGAGCCGGTCTCAACCTTTGGGTCGCTTCCGACCAATCATGGCTAGAGCCCGGAGAATGGGAACAACTCGAAGAAACCGGTACGCCTCCACCGTGGAATTGTCTCACCGTGGAAACGTCACCGGACGGCTCCCGGTTCGTCGGTCTACTTGGGGGCGCCGATCCCGATGGTCGTGTCCATGTCCAAACCGCTTTCGTGACACACTCTGAAAGCGAAGCATGGGAACTGATCGCCGAGAAACTACCGTCCGGAGGGATCCTCGCCATCACCCCATCGCTGGAGATCCATTGTCCGCCGGCCTACGAGAAACGTCGGACGATCGTCGGCCATGGCGAGATTCTGAGGTGGACGGGCATCGTTCGAGGAATGATCCGAGAAAAACAAGTAGCCCACTACGGACAAACAATTCTCACCGAGCATGTTTGTCGAGCGGTCGCCTACAACTCTCGGAGCGGGATGGGGCTCTCATCTGAGAAATCGGCCGCCCCGATCGAGTTGGCTCGATGCCTAGTTTGGACGGTCGCCCTCTGCTCAAAAGCAAAGAACAGCGGAAAGCCATCCATCGGGTCGTCTCGCAGACGCTAAAAATCGGGGGCTCTCTCTCTCCGACATATCCTTCCGAAAGGCTGGACAATCTGGCATCATTGGTACATGCCTCTGTTCCGAGCATCGAAACCAAAGGCGCCCACTCGTGTAGAGGCGTCGGCCACGGCGACCGTTTCCAACGCGACGCTCGCTCTCCTCGCTGGCTCGTCTGGTAGCGGTCAGCGGGCGAGAGCGATGCGACTACCCACCATCAGCCGATCCCGAGACCTACTCGCCGGCCTTATTGGTACAACACCCCTCATCCATTATCGACAGGAATGGAACGGAACGTCCTTCGACGAGATCGAAATGCAACCCGATCCGTGGATGTTACGCCCAGACCGTCGAACTTCATACGCCCACACCATGTCTTGGCTATTTGACGACCTTCTCTTCTTCGGCCGGGCATACCTCCACATCGACGCCCGCTACTCCAACGGCTTCCCCTCCTCGATGTCATGGCTCCCGTACGAAATCACCAACCTCACATCACCAGCGATCGAAGGAAACTTCCCGATCGGCGGAATCACCGAGATCACCGTCAACGGTCAACGAGTCCCCACCGACGACATTATCATCTTCTACTCGCCACAAACCGCCCTCCTCGAAGCCGGCTCCCGAACGATCTACACCGCCGAACTCCTAGAAAAATCCGCTCAGCGTTTCGCCTCCAGCCCGACAGCGTTCGGATGGCTAAAAGTGAACTCCGGCGAACCAATGTCGCCACAAGAACTCTCCGACCTAGCCGAATCATGGGCAGAAATGCGAGCAGGTGACAACGGAACCGCAGTCGCCGCCATCTCAGCCGAACTCGATTGGTACGAGTCGGACGCCTCCCCGGATCGCCTTCAGGCGGTCGAGAGCAGGCAACACATCGCCTTGGAGTTAGCCCGAGTCGCCAACATCTCCCCCTATCTCGTCGGAGCCCCCACCGGCTCCGGAATGACATACCAGAACGCCCAAGAAGCCCGCCGGCAACTCGCCCAAGACGCTCTCCCATTCCTCGCCGCTATCGAGGAAACACTTTCCTCCGACGTAGTAATTCCAAGAGGCCACATCGTCCGATTCGATCGAACGGTGTTCGCCGAAACATCCACCAACACCCAAGGAGCGATCACAGAATGAAGATCGAACTCTCACAACCCATCACTCTCGACGTATCCGCCGAAGAAGGCGAAAAGCCACGCCGAACACTTTCCGGGATAGCCGTACCGTTCGGAGTCGATGCCCTAGCCTCAACCGGAAAAGTACGGTTTGAGCCCGGCTCACTCCCGACCGACGGCGCCGCCCCCAAACTCATCCGAGATCACGACCTCTCTAAACCGATCGGAATTGTGACCGCCCGAATAGCAGACGACTCCGCCATGTTGTTCGAGGCTCGCATTTCAGAAACCGCAGACGGAAACGAGGCTCTCACACTTGCCGCCGACGGCGTACTTGACGCCGTATCGGTCGGAGTAGAGGTCGAAAAATTCCACTACGACGGCTCAACAATGGTCGTCGAAAGTGGCCGCTGGAAAGAACTCTCCCTAGTTCCCTTCGGAGCGTTCGACGCCGCCAAAGTTCTTGACGTAGCCGCCGAAGAAGGCGACACGCCAGAACCCGAAGAAACCCCAACCCCACAAGACTCCGAGGAGGAGATCGAAATGTCAGAAAACAACGAACTCGTCGAAGCCGCCCCGGCTCCAGTCGAGATCCCAACCACCCCAATCATCCACGCCGAACAGAAACTTCCATCAGTCGGCTCCTACGTCGCCGCTCAACTGCGTGGCAACCCGATCAAGGTTCAAGCCGCAACCAGCGACACCGCAGACATCCCCGGCGCCATCCCATCGCCACTCGTCGGAGAAATCTTCGACACGCTCACCAACGAGCGCCCCATCTTCGCCGCTCTCGGCCCACGAGCCATGCCCGCAGGCGACCCGTTCTACGCCCGCAAAGTGACCCAGCATTCATCGGTGGGTATTCAGGCCGCAGAACACGACGCCCTCTCATCGCAGGCCATGACCGTCGCCAAGGTACAGGTCGACAAAGTGACGCTCGGCGGCTACATCGACCTCTCAGAGCAAGAGGTGTTGTACGCAGAGGACAACGTGATCCAGTTAGTTATCGAGGACATGGCGAAGGTCTACGCCGAAGCAACCGAGCAATGGGTCGGAGACACGATCCTCTACACAAACTCCAGCCTTGCGACCGCCACGGTCACCGACTGGACCGACGGCGATGAGGTCATCACCGATCTGTACGCCGCCGCCGCCGAGATCAAGGAGAACTTCGGCCGGATGCCGACCCATCTCATCATCCGCTCGGATGTCTGGGCCTCGATCGGCGCCGCTAAGGACTCCGGCGGAAACCGGATCTTTCCGTACCTCGGACCATCAAACGCCGCAGGGACCTTGGCCGGAGCGACCTCGCTCACCGGTAACCCGCTCGGCCTGTCGCTCATCGTTTCCGATGACTTCGGTCTCACCCCCGGCGACCGTAAGGCGATGATGCTGTCCGCCTCATGCCTCACCATCTTTGAGGATCTTCGTGGATCGCTCCGAGTAGAACAGCCTGCGACGCTCTCCACCCGACTAGCCTTCCGTGGCTACGTTGCGGCGGCGAACTACAGCATCTCGAACGGTTGCCTCGCTCTCTAATTCACCTTAGGACACTCCCCGATCATGGACATCAACACCATTTCATGTACTGACGACCTCGTGACCCTCGGGCTCGATGACGTTTCTACGTTCGTGGTCGGGGAGCATGTCCACATCTACAACACCGGCTACAACAAACTTGACGGCCATCACAACCTCACCGCAGTCGACGCCGTAGAAAACACGGTTTCCT